ATCCGGACTGTTCTTGTGCACCCCTAGCTTCTCGTAGAAACTAGCATTTGAACTTGCCAAAGATATGGTCTGCCAAGTGGTATTGTTAATACGCATCTCGTTTTTATCCGACCTAGACCTGTTGGCACCACGACCTTGAGACATGCTATAAGCCAGCGTAGAGAACTCGGCAGGGCTAATGTTGGTAATCTCGTCAATCGTAAAGGGCAGATTATTCATAATCCCTAAGTGCAACATCTTAGCGGCTAAGGTGTCTTTCCAAATAGCTGCTAGTCTATCGGGGTGTCCGTAGACGCTATTGCACATATATAACGCAGTAGATTTACCCGTGCCTGACTCTTTATGAATAAGATTTATGATTGCTCCGCTATGACCAGTAAACTTAAGGAGTGGCGCGCCAAATGCAGTAAGCGCAGCAAATGCATGGGGTTCTAATCCTGGAGCACCATACAAGTTAAATACTTCTTTCCATTTCTCTAGTGTGCCTTTGGGATGCATAACGTCCGCAAACGATCTAGTATTTGCAGAGGGTGGGCTATGAAATGTACCGTCTTTGCTAATCTCTCTATCGCCAATAATAAATTTGCTGTTTTTATCTGCCCAGCCAAATTGTGTCCTCATAAGTTCTGCCTTTCCTTTGTACTGCAATTCTTTAATAAATGACATTAAGAATGCCATTAGTTGATCCATTTGCTTTGGCATCCCTGCGACACCTTTTGTTGACAACGCTTCACGTAATCTTTCTTTTACTGCCACGGTAGACAGCGGAATCGTAAACTCCCGTACGTCATCTTTAGGTAAATGCAACCGCATTAATACAAGCTCGCCAACCGCAGGGTCAGGATCATGCATTCGCTTTACGATATATAAGTCGTGCTCATACACGCAGATTGGTTCTGATTCCTCTTCGTCTTTGATTGTTATATAGATGCCACCGTTCTTCCCACGAAAATACGGAAATGGGTAAGAGGGTACCTTATACGTTACAGCATCATCTAATGCCTGCGTCTCGTGCACTTCGGTTTCTTCTGCCTTTACTATTTCTCTACCTAGGGCAATAGGTGAACCAATGCGCCCCTTCCATTGGCAACCATCACAACCGCCCGGGTTATTTTTTTCAAACGTACTGCAACGTTGAGCAAACGCTGTGTGGCTAGCTTTGTCCTCTGTATCTTCGGGAGAGTAACTAGGATGCTTTTCTGAAATTTTATGAATTGCAGTCTCTCTATCTACGCAACGATGAGCAATAGACAGTGCGTTAAACCACATGGGTTCGGATACAGACTCTTGATTTTGATACTGGTACAACAACTGTGCACAACCTTCATTGTTGGCACTGCGAATCATAATCTTGCTAAACCTAGATACGGTGTTAGCAGCCATAGCTTTTTGTAATTCACTTAGTTCTCTAGGAACCGTTGGCTTCTTAGGCGCTTCTTTTACACCAAGTAAATTCTTAAATGCTTCGTACTCAACATCTGGTGCATCACAAATTATTTCTACTGGCTTAGGTGGATTATCTTTAAAGTTCAATGTGCCAGGGACTCTAAGCACCCTAGCTATCTCAAATACACTTGCATCGACATAAAGGTTATGCAATACACATAGTTCATTCAAACGATTAGCAACTGGCTCCCACTCTTCCCTACTAACAGGGTTAACAAGAGGCCAATACGCATGGATGCCTCGACCTGAGTTAACAAGTAAAGGCTTTGGTAATCCAATTAATTTGCAGAAGTCTTTTAGTGCTTGTAGACCTGTTGCTTGGTCTATATAGCCATCAGGACGATTTGTCTTTGGGTTTAATTCTGCTTTTGCTTCACCACAATCTAAGTCAAGCCAAAATGCTTTGAGGTCTTTTACGTTCTCTTTTTTACGATTTAGGTTTGTCTCAAACTTAGCAACACCAAAATACACATCCCTACCTTTGGACAGAAAGTCTTCTACGTAGGTATCAAATTCTTCTCGTGTTTGAACAAGCTCTTGTATAGCAGACTTACCCTTTAAGCCAAGCACAGTAAGCCACCCATTGGGGCTTTGCACTCTGTTTAATAGGTCAATGTTTGCCATTCTCGTCTCGTTGTTAGGGGGAAAAAAGGGGGGACTACTCCCCCCTCACCTTCCGGTGATGCTCTTTATTACTTAAGTTTTGATTCTTTAATGTGCTTAGTTAAACTATTCAGTAACTTAGTTACGTTTTTGGCATAGCGTTTATCGGGTTCGTACGAACCCACAAACCAGTTGTATATCGTTTGCCTGCTAACCCCAATAGTGGTTGCTACATCTGCAACTGATATACCTAGTTTTATAGCCGCTTTACCAAGAGCAACACCAAGCCTACTGCTATCAGCCTGTTTATTAAGCTGAATAGTCTTGGCACTATAGCCGTAACTCATTATTAGTTATCCGACCAAGCGCTAACAACATCTGCTAATTTTGCTTTTGGTGCGGCAGGAGGCACCTCAGTTTTCTTAGCTCGTTTAACAACAGGCTCATCGGGCTCAGCTTCAGATTCAAAAGCTGGTTTAGCTGCTACTGGTGGTAGCTTTACAACGCCATCTTGCTGAGCAACAGTTAACTGAATAACTCTCTTGGACTCTTGAGTAGCTTGTGCTGTTTCTACAACATCAATCTCTTCATCGGTCAAATGACGCACTGGGGTAAACTTCAGCACATCAGCCGTCTCGTTCTCATCAAATGCAATCTGAGTAATGATGCGATCAATGCTCTCGCCGTTAGCTGGCAAGAACTTAATATAGCTCTCAAACGGATGCGTATTACCAACACCCTTACCAAACAAAGATTTGGCTGGAATATTAAATTGATAAATATCTCCACTCATATCATTCTCAAGCAACACAGCGACACGACGATTAAAGCGACATGCACGACCTTTGCCATTTGTGCCTGAACCATCAATATTCTGTGAGCAAGTAGCACAGCTTGCGGACTGTGGGTTTGCAGCTTTAGCATCAGGTACATCGCCTTGGTTAGACCAGCAGTCAGGTAGAGTTGGAGCAGCATCAGGATCAAACGCAGTAGCGTAGAACTGACGAGATACCTTTGGCAATGCGTTAATAACGATTACATTTAAGAAACCATCTTTAACCTTGCCTGCTTCTTTGCCATTTACAATACGGCGAAACACGCCTTTGGACATGGTGATACGACGGCTACTAGAACCGCCACCGCTATCCGCTAGGGCTTTAGATAATTCGCTAACCTCACGATTAGTTGCTACTGTGTTTTGCTGCTGAAAAATAGAAATATTACTCATGTTTTGCTCCTTCTAACGACCACGGTGTATTTACTGTCTGCTTGTAAACCAGCAGGTAACAGGTTTGGATTCTCTTCAAGAAACTGCTTGAGGTTAGTTTGATGTATCCTCTTCTCGAGCAGGGGGTAGGCATCATGTTCTTGTATGAACTGATACATAGAATCCCAATCCGTCGTCCAGTACCGTGTATCCACTTTACGAATGATTGTCCCTGCTGGTGTTTTAATGCTATCGGCATTGTTTTCACGACATACGTCTAGCATTTTTTCTGCGAGCAAATCCTGTTGAGCTTTTAACTCTTCGTCTTGTTGCTCGTACAACTCTTTAATCTCAGCTCGCTTGTCACGGATTTTTATATAAATCTCTGCAAGTTTGTCTGTTTGTACATCTTCCATTTTTAGCTCCTTCTAACTACGAACCACTAGTATACCAATGACTTTGACAATGTCAAGCTATTTCTTCAATTTCTTGTCTATATAAGTCAATTATTTTTGTGTGGCTGTCTATGTTATTTTGTAACATTCTGTATAACCTAGCTTCTACTTCACTTCCTTTGATATGCACAATAGTCATAGGGTTCTTTTGTCCTGGACGGTTAATACGTGCATTAGCTTGCAAGTATGTTTCTACGCTGGTTACAGGAGCATACCAAATGATTACATTAGCAGCAGTTAGTGTTAACCCGTGAGATGCTGCTTGAGGTTGAATAATCAGAACACGAATGTTTTCTGTTGTTTGAAAGTCGTTAATTATGTCGTGCCTTCTGTTTACAGGAACTTGCCCGTTAATAATTGCACAAGGTATGTTAGCTGCTGTTAAATATTTGTTTAGTAGTTCTATAGTATGTGTAAATGGAACAAACACCAGGACCTTATGTGACGCTTCGTTAATAACTTCTTCTATAACTTTCAAGCGGTTAGAAACATCAAACTCTATGACTTCTTTAGTATCCGTATAGACCGCACCGCCAGAGATCTGCAGTAATTTATTAATATTAACAGCTGCATTTACTGAGCTAACTTGCTCACCACCCGCATGAATAAGCATTTGTTTCTTAAGCAATTTGTAATACTTAATTTGCTGGGCAGTAAGGGGTGCATCCCGTTCTACAAAGGTTACATCAGGTAAGTCTAAGCATTGATCTTTCTCAAAACGAATAGCGGGTTGTAGCACTTTATGCACAATATCTTGGGCTTGAGGTTTTGGTATCCAACGATACGTGCCTATTTTATACATAACTTGGTCACGAAACTGACCATAAAACTTAGGGATATTATCGGGGTTAATAAGCTTGGCTAGGCCAAATGCGTCTACAGGGGATTGTGCTGCTGGAGTACCAGTAAGCATCCACATACCTTTGACTTGACTAGCTATATCTCTAAGGGTCTTCCAGCGAGTTGTCTGTGCATTTTTATAAGCACTTGCTTCGTCTACTACAATTAAATCAAACCCACCATGTAGTATTTCTTGTTTAACAATATCAACACCATCGTAGTTAATAATGACAAACTCAGCGCCAGCAGCTAATACTTTCTTACGTTGTTTAGGATCGCCATAGGCAATGTCGCATGTGCGATGAATTGCAAACTTAAACAAGTCTTGTTGCCATGCAGATTTCATAATAGACAAAGGGCAGATTACCAGCACACGACGTACGACACCTAAATTCATTAGGTAGTCGGTTGCCCATATTACGCTAGCTGTTTTACCTGTACCTTGCTCGTTAAAGCAAAAAGCCTTGCGGTTAAGCGTTAAAAACTCAGAAGTTTGCTTTTGATGCGCAAAAGGTTTGTGTTTACCAGGCCAGTTGTAGTCCGTTAGGATGCTATTTTTTGCTAACATTCCGTTTAACGGAGTGGTCTGAGTTCCTACTAAACGACCTATTGTTGCTAGCGGATTTAACCTTGAGATTGCTTTTAGCACTTGTGCCCCCTTTGCTGAGAGGCTTTGAGTGGTCGACGTCTTTTCCATCTCCTTTTGATACCTTTCCATCTTTCATTAGCTCCGCACGGGCTGTGTTACGTTTAGCCCTATTTTTTATTTGTTCGGGTTTACCCTGATACTGTTCGTATTCTTTTTTGTATGGTCTAGGTTTGTTTACGTATGGCATGGGGTTTCTCCTTGAGTCCTATCATTTTCTTCTTTCTCTGTAATTATGGCAAGTCTTGACAGGGCACCAACCGCATAACGGACCCGCTACTGCGTTCCAAACTCCTGTTTTTAGAGCTGTTTCTAGTCGTTCTAAATCAAACCGCACATGCTCAAAGTAAGCCATTTTGTGCATTGAACTGTGTTCTTTGTTTACAAACTCATTACTAACTATAAATATCAAAGCAGACTTAAGACTCTTAACCTCAGGGAAGTGAGTGAACACCGCCGCCGCTAATAAATCTAATTGTTTTAAGTCTGCATACTTAGCGTTCTTACTGCTCTTGTAGTCAACCAAATATCCTTCATCACCATTGATGATTAGTAAATCCGCAATGCCTCGATACCATGCATTTTTATCGTTGAATCCACAAGGATTAAGCCTGCCACCTTTGTTAGATACACCTAGTTCAATCTCAGTATGCTTCTCACCTGGAATGTTCTTAAGCGCATCTACCGTATCTTGAATAAACGCAAACTGAGGTGGGATGGGTGTGCCATCTTTAATGTAGTCCTCAGCAGCTTTGTGTAGCTCTTTGCCATATATTGTGGCTTCACTACCTTCGTCTTTAACATCCTTGACTACCTTTAAGTGATAATACTTTTTCGGGCATTGTTGGAATGTTTTAAGACTGCTGTATGACCATGCTGGCATATTATCTTCCGAACTTTGGCATGCAAGTTATATCGACGGGAACATCAGATAAGCTCCCATTAATCTTACGTCTAGACATAATGACTAACGGTCTAAGCCCACTTGTTTCGCATTCTTGAACCGCCATAATTACTTGACTGCGACTCATTTGTGTAACTTCTTTTTCTACTAGTAACGCAGTATCAGGTAGCTTAGAATTATCTACGTAAGGCGATGACGAGCATGCTCCTAGCAATCCTGTAATTAATAATATTTTTTTCATTTAATCCTCCTTTTTACTACTGTATTTACGTTTAGGTTTAATTGCTGCAAGTCCAAGCTCTTCTCCTTTATCTCTAGCTTCCATTAGGGCATCTGCCATACGATAAGATGCTTCAGCCATATCTTGTGGCGCACCTATATTTTTTGTAATTAACCCACACATGGCTAAACCTGCAAATATATCTCGTAACATTCCTTTATCTTCTTCAGTCATTTATACCCACCTCTTCAAAGTTATAAAACCATCCATCTTTAGCACTCCACTTGGCGTGATTCTCTACGCTATAGACCTCAGTTGGTATCTTGAAGTCAGGAGTCTTTAATACAGCAGGCACAAGTGATACGTCATACCACAAGCACCTGTTGTTTGGTTGGCAGGCAAACTGCCCGTTATCTAGCTTAATAAAGTTGTACGACTTATGCTCCTCAACTCCTTCGCTAAAGCTGGTATCTAGTCTGTTGAATTCAGGGCTGGCAAAGTCAATCGTAAACAGGTAGTTACCAAAGTGAAACTGTTTATCTTTGCCAAAAAACTTGACCTTCAAACCCCGCAGATTAGACTTCTCAATCACCGCCATGTCATACGATAAGCAGTCCCATATCTGTAAGTGATCTAAGGGTAACGGCTCGGCTACCTCTTTCCAAACATACGCATGGATTGGTAGTTTGTCGTACAGCGCCCCGTAGTTAGTTAGCATAGACTCGATACGAAATGCTTGACCCTTAATTGACTTGGCAGTCATCCACACACAGGGTTCTAATTCACCATGCCCTGACTCATGGTTATAGAGAAACTCTCTACGCACAAAGCATTTGACTGGTGGAATGTTAGCTACTAAGAATGTCATTTCTGAATCCTTTCCCATATTTCAGTTATCGGCATAGCCTTAATTTCCATCCACCCAATGTACACACAGGCAAACATGATGAACAAGAAAAAGCTAAACACTATTGCAAAGATCAACACCGCAAAAACAGCTACAAACAAAGCAAATATATTAAGTATTGTGACGATCATTTTTAAACTACCCTATTTTCTTTGTAATTATCAACGGCATAGTCTTTGATAATCTTGCCGTTTTCTTCATCGCCCACTAGCATTGGGTCTATCCATACTTTCTTACCTGACTTTTTCATAGTCCGCCAATGACCTCGTCTCCAATGTAGTCGGGGTGATGCGTGTGTGCCCTGTGGCAAAGAAGCTAAGTCTGGTGTTTTGCCATCAACCTTAATTAATCTAAACTCAAGTAATGGCTTCTTACCTTTGCGTACCCGCTTCGCATTTGTTATTGCTTCTTCTTTAGTAGGCTTAGACATATAAACATCGCCGCCTGAAAAAGTCATCATGTAAAGAACCCTAGCGGTTACGTACAAAATCATACGAGCAATACTGTGTGTAAACTTTGTACCCTGCTCATCGGGAGTCCATGCTTTTTTCTGCTCTTCAGTAAGGTGTATATCTACAGGCATTTGATTCCTGCCGTCTACTGCTATAACTTTGGGCACTATGTTAAATATAATGGACTCAGGCTTGCCTCTTTTGTTTGTAACAAACATAGCTCTGATGTATCCGTCTTGTTGAGATAAATAGATTGGTACTAAGGTATCTATTTTGTGATCTTCTCCAACCATGGCATGCATCGTAGAGACTACGCACGTAATAATAGTTATCTTTGGGAACGGTAATCTAATCTCATCTACAGAAGAAAAAGCTTCTCCAATTTCACCCACCTCAGTACGAAATGCAGGTTCAAATAAAATCTTGGGAAAGTTATAGATTGCATCGGATATGTCTTCTGATACTACTTTATCGCCGTAAAACTCTTTGCCTTTTTCAAAAGAAGTAGCTTGATCCGCTAAAGCCTCAAGCAGTCTGTGTTTTGTATTAATGTCTCCATAAGCATCAATGACTTTATCGTAATCACCAATTACTTTTAGTGCGCTTCTGTATTTTGGGTCGTCTAAAACTGCGTATACTTTTTCACCCAAAAGAAGTTTGGCTTCTTCATTTGGAAGAATTTTAGTTTCCCCAGTATCGTAGACTATCCTGACCGCATGGTCACTGTCCCGATACGCTGTAGCCCCTACTACTCTACTAGCACTCGCCATAACTTTTCCCCATTCCTGACTCGCAACTCAATGGTAGGTCTTGTGCCCACTTGGGTCGCATTTTCATACACATCTCCACATACTCTTGACCAACCTCCGCTTCTTGCTCAGGTATTACGCAAGCAATCGCATCATGCACAGTCATTACCACCTTATATTTCTTGGCTACTTGCAGCATCTGCTCACCAATGATGATTCGAGCTAACGCTTGGCAGACGTTCTCAATAACTTTCCCACCATATATTCTGTTAAGCACAACTGCTTTACCCTTTCTGGTGTCGTACACATACTCGTCCTTACCCTGCTCGTTCCGCATTTTACGTAGGTTGGGGTACTTTACATACAGTCCGTTTGGTAAGCGAATGCCTTTTCTACCTTCTACTTCAAGGACTCCTGCTTTACCTAATGGCGCAGTTTGGTTGTTAAGGATTGCATCTAATGCTTTTCCTGCTTGATTCCATAGTTGGGGTATCCAATCATAAGTTTCTCGGTAGACTTTAATAATACGAGTGGCTTCCTCTTCTTCGATCTCCACATTAAACGTCTTAAGCTGTGTTTTAAATTTCGTACTCCCCATGCCGTAGCCACACCCCAATATAGTCGTTTTGCCAACGAACCTTTCGTCCTTGCTAATTTCTTCAGTTACCTTGTTATAGATAGACGATGCCATGATTTGGTATACATCTTCACCCCTTTCAAATGCGTCTACTAAATCGTTTTGTTCAGCCAGCCACGCTAGCGTTCTTGCTTCTATTTGACTAGAGTCAGAGTCCACAACGACGTGCCCGGGAGGAGCCATAATTGCGTCTTTAAGAGTTGAGCCTCGTGGTAAGTTTTGCAGGTTAACCTTGTCATCACCGCCCCAACGACCAGTATGAGCTGCATAGTAGCGTAGTGGTATGGGGAATAAGCCTCGCTGCGAGATCTCTATAAAGCGCTCAGTCCTTGTTTCTTCAATGGTTGACTTCACCCCTAAACGCGCTGTTGCAAGAATTTGCACATTTTCGTTCTCATGCTCAAGCAACTCTTTAAACCCTTCGTCAGTCTTAGCAAATGCCCATGCCTCTTTGCCTGTCGTAGCGCTAATCTTAGTGGGTGGTTCTACACCTAAGTTTTCTAACAACGTAGCAAACTTGTCATTGCTCATTAAATCTTCTTTAGCGTAAAACTCTAAGCATTGTTGCTTTTTAACTTGAATATCACTTAGGTGGTCGTACAATATATTGCCGTCAAGCCATAGGCTAGGCTCGGAAAACATACGGATAGTCAGGTCAATAAGTCGTAGCTCACTAGGAGGAAAGCCTGCACTTAACTTCTCAAACAAACCCATGGTAAGCATTACGTCGTTTTTGCAATACTCGCCGTACTGTGCCAAATCCTGTGCATTAAAGTCAATCCGACGCTTGCCTTGTGCCTGTAGCACCTCTGTGCCTTTTACCCCTAGTTCGTAGTGTTCGGCTAGCTTGGCAAGGCTACCGCCAACCTCAGTCCCATGTATGGCTCTTGCCATAGATAAGGTATCAGCAATGCCCTTGGGTCTTATATCAAACTGCCAATTAAGAATAGCCATATCAAATATAGCGTTATGGGCTATCACTAAATGCTTGTCAAGTTCAAAGCTATCCAAGAACTCCTTTGTATCTGCTTTAGTACCACTAAACCAAATGGGAGCGCCCCCTTGTTCGCACACCGCTACCCCGATGGTTTCAAACTCAGGGCTACGGACGTACTCTTCCGTGGTAATTTTGCTAAGGGAAAAGGTTTGAGAGTAGTAAGTCTCAAAGTCCAAACAAAATATTTTCAATTTTTGCCTTTGGGGCTACCGCCTGTAACTCGCCGAGAAAGCAATGATAGTTCCGCAGGATCATACTTTTCCAACTCCTTTAGCAGTAGGGGCAACTGCTTTATGGTTTCAAATCTTTCATAATCATGGGCATCTCGTAACAGGGTATCCATAACTCTTTTAGTAAACAGCTCGCCCTGCAGGCTCTGCATCTTCTCCCATAGGGCTTTGATTTCTTTGTCGTTTAGAAAAGATAGCTGGTCTTTGTATTCCTTACCCCCATTGGTTCGCATCTCGATAGAGAGAAGAATGTCTCGCCACTTTGCAGGATACCCATCTCTTAGGGTAGGGATAAACTCATCAGGGTTACTGCTCATGCGTTCAAGTAATATCTGAACACCTTTGTTTATGTCAACATCTGCCATCAATATCCTCCTCGTAAAGTAAGCTCCTTAAGGTTGCACCTAACAATGTTAGGTTCTCCTCGTTTACTACATAGGCATGTCCACCCGCTTTACGGATGTCTGCCATTTCTTTTTCTTGTAGTGCAGTAGGCTTATTGTTGCCTGCTTTGCATTCTATGGCAATGAACTTACCCTTAGCACAGCATATGATATCGGGCACACCTGAGCGACCAAAGCCATGCGTTGCAGGAAAAAAATAATAAATGCCGTAAGCCTTGATTAGCTTAACAACTTTATCTTTAACTTTCTTTTCGGGAGTTTGTGCCATGCCACCATAATAGCATGGTGTTGGACTTTGTCAAGGAGAAAATTGGGTGGAGATGTAGATTCTCTGCCACCCTCAGAGTTAACAAGGATTCAGCTAGCCGTAAAGTATTGGGGCAAACTAGCCGAAGATAAAATCCATTCGCATCTACAAGGCTACTAAGTTCTATCTGTAATCAAAACTGCCCCTAACATTGTTAGGTCTTACTAAGATTACTAATAGCCCGATCCAAATACCATTTAGCCTTTTGTAAGTCTTCCAACTTATTGCCTTTTAAATCGGCACGACTTACATATTTCACTACATTACCTAGGTTATACCCTAGGTTCTTAGCCTCGATAAAATCAATTGTCTCAATACCCCCTGCCTTGTAATGCGGTGGGTGGTTGACCATATCAGCTTTGCTATGGATACTCTTATTGCTCGTAGAGATTGCTATTACTTTCATACCCTTAACATATTTACGTGCGGCAGGCTTAGGCGATAGAGCAGTCATAGGCACTTTGTTCATACCCTCACGCATTTGCTTTCGCACTTTGTAGGCTATCTGATACACGCTACTAGTTGGAACTCCTACTGCTTGTGCTATTTCTTTAGCCTTTGCTTTTGGGTTCTTCTTAACATACTGTATTACTTTACTGGTTTTGGTGAGTTTCTTTCTCATTTGTTTCTCCGTTTTGTTGAACATAATTAGCTAATACTTCCCTAATCTTTGCACTCTTGTTAGGGTAAGCATTGAAAAACTCTGCTACTTCTTGGCTGATACGAACAGGTAGGTAAACCATTGCAGGCTTTACCCCCTTGCCCCTGCCTCTTTTTATTGGTTCAGTCATTTGGTTTATTAGCCTCACGATTTAGTTTGAACAAATAATCTTCCCGATACTCAGTAGGTGGGACAAACCCATGCTTTTTCCACGTTCTTAATACGTCAGCACCAGCAGTCCATTTAAATCTTGAGTCCCTATCCAAAGCCATAGACGTTATCCTTTCTTGTCTAGGTGAATCATTTACTATAAATACATGTCGTTTCTTATTAAACATACTTACTCCTTAACTAACATTGTTAGGTAACACCAAGAAAGTAGTTTCGTTAACACGCAAACCTACATCACTAATCACTTGGTTATCTTCAACTAATTTAAGTAGCCCTACTGCCCTACGAATAAAGTCAGGCAACTCAGCACTCTGTTTTATTTCCAAAGGGTCTTCGCCCTTTTGCACAGAATAGTTTACTCCATCTATGAACACAATAAAAGCATTGTTGTTTTTAAACATAGAATCTATATGTTGCATTGCATGATGCTCGTTAAGTTTACTAGGTAACTCTTTTATTGCTTCGCTTGCTCTAGCACCTGGAGTTATTACACTAGCAGTAAACTCTTCGTAGTTACTATATATAAAAGTTTGTGCTTGTTGTTCTAACGCACTCCATGAATGTTTTAATGCCCACGCTTTTTCGTTATCTATTTGATTTATTGTGTTTTTAACTTTGTCCTTAGCCTCTTTAAACTTTTCGTCCACATTTTTTCTACCAAAAAACTTATCCACATGCTTAAGTGCTTTGTTAAGGTGAATCGTTTTCATACCACAACCACGTTCACGCATGCCTTGAATGCGGTGATTATCAATACGATATCGATACCCACCACTAGCGTAGTCCTTGTCGATTGAACCTAGAACTTCTCGCTTGTCTTTAATGTCAAAGCGGTGAGCATGAATAACTTTGTCTGTCGCCATAGCGGTAGAACTAGTTTCGACAAACGTCCACTGCGGATACTTCAAAGCCAACTGCTCTACTAGGTCTTTGAGAAATGGGTCAATCATGGACTGCCTCTTGATTCCATCGCCAAAGCGGTCATGCTCTTTCAACTCAATGTTTACATATGTCATTTAATTATCTCCTTACCAATCAAACTTCTTAAGAATGTCGTCGACCTTAGCCTTTACGCTACTACGCACATCAGGGCTTTCCTTGATTGCCTCAATGTCTACCCCTAACATTGTTAGTTCAAGGGAACGGCGAGCATTCTCAAGCAATGGGTCTTTCGTTACGTTCAAATGCGTAAGCAAGCCACACAACTCCTGAGCATTGGTAATCAGGGTATCGTGATACCTCTTCTTACTCTCGTCATCGCCCTCTATATCGGTTAGCTTTTCTGAGATATGGATAAGAGTCTTATGCAATTTCTCCCATGGTTCACGCATAGCATCTTTGAGTCTGTCGTTAAATGCTGACTCATACTGCTGACCTAGTTCGTCCATGTCTGCCTTGGGTATGTCAAGACGGAAGTCTCCACCCTCGGGCAACGGAGAGAACACTAAGCGGAATCCAAACTTGCTACGCAACTCCTCAATACTTGGATAGTCATAAGGGTTGAACAAGTCGCCCATATGATGTTTAGATAACTCGATTAAGTCTCCATAGTTTGCATAGAAGTCCTCGATCATGGTGTTCATGTTCTGTTGATACACATTCATGTTTGACTTGTAGTCCATGAATAGGCTAGTAGGCAGTAGCCTCGCACCTTTGTCCGACCACGACAGCGTAGTCTGATTGTGGTAGAGCCTAGCCTTAGCAGCGTAGTCAGAGATCTTTTTACGCTTGTCCGTTCCTGCCATTAAGTTCTTACGCACTTGTGCTGAGTCCTTGCTTGCACTATTACTCGCAAGCACACTATCGGTTGCACCCTTGTCCAACTTGTTGGCAGTCCAAACACTTATGTTTAGTTCTACCAATACCGCACTAGATGAAATACTCATTTGATTCTCCTTGTTAGTTTGTTTCAGGTTTGCCTGCTAGTCTTGCCATTGAATACATATTGCTACTCAATACTTTCATACTGCACAACTCTTTCTCTTGGGGGTAGATGTGAAAGGTGTTGCCACCCTTATCACTCGATCTCCAATTCTCTTTGTATACCTCTGCATCTTTCAGTAAATCTAACAATGTTAGGGCTTTGTCAGCCTCCATCACATACGCTTTGTCATACCCAAATTCAACAATTACTTTAGCCATAGGATTAGTCCTTAACATGTATCGTTTTACCCACAGGGGCATACTCCTTGTTGCCCCCAACAATAGTCCATAAAATCGGTGCATTCCACTTGTCTCCCCAATTACCAATGTAGCCGTCAGTCAGCATGATGATTGCCTCAGGCTTGATTGCTTTTTCTTCCATGTATCGCATTACGCAAGTAGGATCAGTCCCCCCACCACCCGCAGGTTTGGTTGAATCAATGATTGAATCTACTTGACTAGATGAATACTCCTCATGTCCCGCAACTTCGCCGTCCCAATAGATTAGGTCTACCCTGTCAGGGTGAACATCTTTCGCAATCGACTGCACCTCGGATAAAAACTCCGCTAGTTCCTTGTTGCCTACTGAGCCACTCGTATCAATGCCAATCACAAGATGACCCACTCGTTCACCTATTAGGCTAGGCATATAGATATCATTACCTAGGTATCTACGATTGACCCGTCGCCAAGAGCTTGTGTCTTTCGCATTACATGTAGTTTTAACAAACTCACGCAACACATCTCGCCAATCCACCTTGGGTTCAAGCAACTCGGATAGGTCTCGACCCATACCACCACCGCCTTTGCCTGCAACTTTTTGTTCGGCAATAAGTCCTTGACGAATAGCGGAGTCAATGTCTCGTTCCAATTCTTTCTTGGCTTGCTCGTCTAGTGCTTTCGCACCTTCCCAATCATGCTCATCAAACCCACCACCGCCACCGCCACCGCTACCACCACCTTCGCCTTCTTCATCACCATCGCCACCTTCGCCTTGCTCTTCCTTGAGAATGTCGAATACTTGCTTAGCGTTCATACCTCTGAAGCGTTCATCGATTGCACCTAGTGGCTTACCATTAGCTTGCTTGGGCATGGCAAGTAGTAGCTCGTCTTTGTCCATGTCATGTAGCTGAAGGTTAATTACATAGTCGCATGCAAGGTTAGCTAGTTTGTGATTCTCGTCATGCAACTTTCGCCATGTAAACATATGTCGATAGGCTTTGTGCAATGTCTCATGCAACACCACGAATGCCAACTCCTTGTCGTCCAACTTCTGAATAAACTCACGACCATACAACTCATCTCTGCCGTTGGTGCATGCGGTTGGTATGTCTTCCACTACGCTAGTCTTACCAACAGTCATAAGACCTGACCACAAAGCAAATCTAGGGTTACGCATGATTGAGATTTTTACTTTGCTCAACCGACGTTCCTCTTTGTCCTTTACTACTACTTCACTATTACCTAACATTGTTAGTTCTCCTTGTTGTCCATACATCAAAAAAATCTTCCGCCTTATAACCACGCTTAGCTAGCAACCGCCTTGCTTTACGCAAAGCGTTCTTCTGTGCTTGACGAACAGCCTCTCGGGATACCATGCTACCCTTAACACCCCTAGCCATTACAGCAAGTCCTCGTTCTTTTGAACCCAATCAGCAAACTTTGATGAACTGAAAGCAATCTGTTGTTTGGTTGGTGACTTCGCAATGTTGATTGCAAAACATGCTTGCCACTCGGCTTGGAATCTCTCAATGTATTCCATGAACTTAGGCATGGATTGTTTATCCACCTTAGCGATTGCACCGAATACAATAATTGCACATGCACCTGCTGACTCGGGAACATGAGCCGTCTTTGGATTAGCAATCACGGATTCCCAAGTAGGAAGCTGATCCGAGAACTCTATGTATGCTTGCATATCACGAGAGGCTGACTCACCCACCGCACCACTCATTGCACATATCAAGCTATCGCTATCCAATTTGGAACGCACCCTAACAATGTTAGATACCCTTTCCAAACTACGAGGAGACACGAATGCCATCTGCACTTTCTTTGGATTGAAAATGTATGGGTTGTCCAATTGGCTTGGGTCGAGGTAAGAGGCTAGGGCATGGGGGAATTGACGAACCCACGCAATAATCTCAGGGGCAATATCATTCTCGATTGCCCACGCTATCCATTGGTCTGCATCAGGTTTGCTCACATGCAAGGGGATAATACGATTCATGCTATGAGCCTTTAGCGAGTCGCCTACGCCATCACTTGAGAGATTACCCGTTAGGAAAGTAATACTATCGGGGTGCAAACTAATATCACCGAGCCTTGGGTTTGATACCTCAAGCATTGGGTGCAACATGTTCTTGATTGGGTCTGCACCCTTCGTATACTCATCTAACATTGTTATGACAGGTTTACCCAGATGGATTCTAAATCTACTGTTAGGGTAGTAGGCAGTAGTCTTTGTCTCCCGATCAATGACGGGCATAGCGATATCACCCAAGTCCATGTTAGGCACGTCAATGTATGACACCTCATGGTCAGGCAGGCTTGCTGATAGCGACTTAAGCAGAGACGATTTGCCGATCCCTGGCTCACCTCGTAAGAAGTAGCGGTTCATCGGGGTGGAAAGAATAATGTTTGATGCCTGTGCAAGTGTTACTGTTTTACCAAAATTTAATTCAGCCATGCTTTGTTTCTCCTTGTTAATTGAATTACATCTACTACGCTAGTCCTAACATTGTTAGGGTGTTTCACAACTTACTGCTATTAAACTCATTTATATTATTCAATATATACTATATTATAACACAATATATTGACTAGATCAAGTTTTCTAGCCAAACATTGCATATATTTGGATACGGGGTAACACTATACGAGAAGCTCATTAGGCTCACTTATTGTGCAACCTCTTCCAACCGCCTCTAAAGTATTTCCCATTGGAATCTTTACGCACGACACCCTCGGGTAGCACCTTTTCTTTTAGCGTCTCAGAACGATGAAAGCCAATAACTAATTCATCAAACAACTGCAACGCTTTCTTCTCAGATAGCACATAACCTTCGACTTCTTTTGACCCCCACCTCGTTGTGCCAAATGACATAGCCATCTGCAAGATAGCCTTGTAGTAGGAATCATTCTTAGTCTCTTCGTTGGTATCCGCAACTAAATTAAAGAAAGACTTAACATGCTCTACCCACTTGTCTCTTCCGTCGTGGCTTAGGTCGCCCACATTAGGGCTCTTATGCTTATCCACTCCAAACACTCGGACTAGTTCGCTTTGCGGATAGTCGCTGCCAGCTTTAAGCCTGCACATACTACTCAAGTAGGTGGAGAAGGGTTTATACCTAGCTCTAACATTGTTAGCCCCTGTCCGATTAATCGCATGCCCCACCACAGGCACAGGATTGACAGGCTCGTATACCCATGTCGCATTACGCTTTATGGTTAGTCCGCTATCAGGCACGACATAGTCCTTACCACCAAAACCAACTAAGGTCTTGTAGTTAAAGATTGAACTATGAAGTCCTAGCACTTCGCCAATAAAGTTACAGGTCGATACGCTATTCCACCCATCATGCTTGATAACCACATCTCCGTTCTCCCAAAAGGTTACGACAGGAGTCTTGTAGAGAATGCACTCCACCGCACCTTCAGGCTTGAAGTTAATTAAGTAGTGGTCGTTACGACGATGC